GAACACAACATATCGAACGCATATACATTGAAAATGCTATGGGAGAACGATTTTGTTATCCCTTCAAACATCTAAATGGTGCTCGTGCTATGGCCACGCATATTATTGCAGGGGGCACACCTTATGATGACATTGGACAACATGTTATTGGATTATCTGAAGAACTTAACAAACTCAGAATGTTCAAAGGATATGTTACACGTAGTCCAATGGTGGCAGAAGCCATGGGTGCTGTTACTGACAAAGTTTTTAACAGGATTGAAGGTATTAAAAAAGAGTTGCATCATTTGCAAAGTAAAAATTATTATGCAGAATGGTCTGAAGGATTTAGCAAGACAGAAGCAAAGATCATTCCAGAAGACATGGCTGCAGAATGGATTGATAGATTGACTATCAAAACGTTCAATGAAGATTTAAAAACAGTGTTTCCTTATTTGCTTAACATTATAGAAGAATCAGATTTACCCACAGTAGAATTAGACGCTGAAGCATTGTTAAACAGTTTTGCACAAGTGCAAGAATTAGCAGAACCAACACGTGATATACAAGAACTTGTAGATTTAGAAAATTTTGTAGATACACTAATAAAAGAAGATATCGATGACGGTATTTTCAGTACAGATCCAGAACAACGCACAGCAGCCATTGAAAAATTAAATGAGTTGATTAGAGAAAATCCTAAAGCAACACTGGGCCTCGGCGGCGAAAATGGCAAACGTATGTTGGCCGACATTATGAAAGACGATGCACTAATGGCTGAGATCGATGATCGTGCTGAGCAAAATCAAGGCAGCGCAGAATCATTGTGGGATGTGGTTAGAGATTATTTAGAGTTTAAATCTCCCGAAATGTTAAAAGACAACGGAGGCGAAATTGATTTCAATCCAGAACCTGCGGCAGCACCAGTAGCGGAACCAGTAGCGGAACCAGCAGCGCCTGTGGCAGAACCTGCAGCGGCAGCACCTGCTGAACCAGTTCCACAACAAGAAGGATGGCAAAGTGGTTTGGAACTACGACTTGGAAAAATTAAATCGTTGGCAGAACAAAGCGGCAGAGATTTTGATTCTATCAGTTTGAATATCAATGGCAAGAGTTACAGTTTGTCCGAAGCATTATCGGCATTTAATTTATTAGGTGAAGACGAAATGGGTGAAGGCGCTCCTATTCCAATTAAGGATTTTATCAGCGGCGAAGATGATAATTACTACCCAATGCCTGCAAGAAAAGAATGGGACACTAAAGGGGCCCGCAAACTTTCAGTATTAATGAGCAATGATAACGTTGACAGTAAAATTCAATCTGGTGCTCAAAAGGATTATTGGGACATACGACCAACTCGCCAATACAATGCAATCACTGTAACAACCACTGATCCAAAATATTTTAACTTATTTTTAAACACAGTTCACGGCATAAATCCAAATCATGAAGTGTATGTCAATCAAACTGCACAGGAAAAAGTCGTGAGATTTATTCCTCCAGTTGAAGACGAAATGGATGAAGGCGGAGACAGTATTCCCAGCGATCAATCTAAGTTGTCTATTGGACAGCAAATGGCCAGAGACGGAATCACTTATAGTCCAGAAAAAGAAAAAGAACTTATTGGGCTAATGGCTCAATATATGAAGGACAATGGAATGAGCCGAAAAGCAATTCGTTATTACCTCAGTTATGATGAAGACTTTATTCCGGATCAATTGAGCGATTTGCCAAAAGAGGGTATGGCAGACGACGATTCTCCGCCTTGGGATACAGACGACAACGAAATATCTCCTTTTAAAAAGCCCAACAATCCAAACCGCACAGGTCGAGATAGTGCTAGCGCATTAGCACAAAAAGGCCTAGCACAGGCTGAAAAGAAATCATTGGCTGAAGAAATTCAGGAGATGGTAAAGAGTTTTACAAATCTAGTTCCTAAAAGAATGGATCAAGGACCTTTCCCATTAGGTGAAGAAGGTGTTGTTACCAAAGTAACTAAAGACATGTGTGAAAAATTTGGCAAAGAAGATGACGAGCGATTCAAAATGGCTGTTGAAACTTATTGCAGAGAAACAGTAAGTAAATTAAGTGCTGTTTACGAAACATCAAGAATGAAAAAATTAGCAGGCATGGATAGCGCAGTTGACGAATCTTCGGAAATCCCTTATCGAGTTAAACAAGGTCCACAGCCCATGGCCATGACCTCACCGAGACCAACTGCCATTGTAGCCAGTAAGAAGTGGACAGCAATTACTCCTGAGATTGAAGCCAAGGCTCACAGTCAAGGTTTCCGTAAGGTCATGCTTAAAGTTAACGGACAACTAGTTCCGGGATTAGAGGGCGGCGACCAAAAATTGGGTAGCAAGATTATCGTTGCTCCGAGCGACTTTGAAAACATGACAAGAACTGATGGCTTGGGTTCAGCAGCAATGGCCGTACAAAGTGCTGAAAAAACTGGTATTGGTGCACCTCCTAGCGGGTTTACCAAAGAAGAAGGACTCAGTGCAATTAAAAAATTGGCTGGACTACAATAATCACAATTTAGGCAAGATTGCTCTTGCAAACATAAATAAAAGTGCGTATAATAACATATATGCACTTTTTACTTTACAATGGTGTAAAGTAAATATAGGCAAAACTAAATTACTCAAGGCTAATAAAGGAAAAATATTATGGCAACTTTAGCAGAAATTCGCGCAAAATTAAAAGAATCCGAAACCCGTAGCAACGGAGAAGGAAATAAATCCGGTGGTGATAATTCAATTTATCCCTTTTGGAATCTCAAAGAAGGATCTGAATCAGTAGTCCGATTCCTTCCAGATGGCAATCCCGACAACACATTTTTCTGGGTCGAACGTGCAATGATCAAATTGCCATTCGCCGGTGTAACGGGATCTACTGACAGTCGACCAGTCACAGTAAATGTTCCATGTATGGAAATGTATGGCGATGCTTGTCCAATCCTTTCAGAAGTTCGTCCTTGGTTTAAAGACCCAAGTCTAGAAGCACAAGGCCGCAAATATTGGAAGAAGCGTTCGTACATCTTTCAAGGTTTTGTAGTAGAAGATGGTCTTAAAGAAGACAATCATCCTGAAAATCCAATTCGTAGATTTATCATTGGTCCTCAAATCTTTCAATTGATTCGTGGTGCATTGATGGATCCTGAAATGGAAGATCTGCCTACAGACATCTTACACGGAGTTGATTTCAAACTGATTAAAACTTCAAAAGGTGGCTATGCTGATTACTCTACTTCAAAGTGGAGCCGTCGTGAACGCCCACTAAATGACACAGAGCAGGAAGCAGTCAAGTCGTTGGGATTGTTTAATCTCAAAGATTACTTACCTAAGAAGCCCGGCGATGTTGAACTGAAAGTAATCAAGGAGATGTTTGAGTCTTCAGTAAACGGCGAACCATTTGATATGGAACGCTGGGGTCAATATTTCAAACCAGCAGGTATGAGCCAGAACACTGGCGATCCTAATACTGTACGCAAATCGGCAGCACTAGATGACGAATATGATTCTGAGCCAGCAACTGTTAAAGCCAGTGCGCCTGTGCAAGAAGCAAAACCGTCAGGCGATGGCACATCTAAGGCCAATGACATTTTGGCTATGATTCGCAATCGCAAGCAAAACGCTTGATTTAACAAGGGGCACCGCGCCCCTTGTCGTTTTAACTCACAAGGAAACATATGGCAACCAAAGCCTTCGATTTATCGAAATTTCGTAAAACCCTGACCAAGAGCATTGATGGTTTAGGTGTTGGCTTCAACGATCCTACAGATTGGATCAGTACAGGCAACTATGCTCTAAATTATTTAATCAGCAGTGATTTTAACAAAGGTGTGCCACTTGGCAAAGTCACAGTGTTTGCCGGAGAATCAGGTGCAGGTAAGAGTTATATCTGTTCGGGCAATCTTATCAAAGCCGCTCAAAAACAAGGCATTTATGTAGTGTTAGTTGATAGCGAGAACGCTCTTGACGAAAAATGGTTACACGCACTTGGCGTAGATACTAGCGAAGATAAGTTGTTGAAACTTAACATGGCCATGATCGACGATGTGGCAAAAACTATCAGTGAGTTCATGAAAGAGTACAAAGTGATGGATGAAACAACTCGTCCCAAGGTATTGTTTGTGATTGACTCATTGGGTATGTTGTTGACACCTACAGACGTTAACCAGTTTGAAGCAGGCGAGATGAAAGGTGATATGGGTCGTAAACCTAAAGCACTTACATCGTTAGTACGCAACTCTGTTAATATGTTTGGTAGTTATAATGTTGGATTAGTTTGTACTAATCACACATACGCAAGTCAGGACATGTTTGATCCAGATGATAAAATCTCAGGCGGACAAGGCTTCATCTATGCCAGCAGTATTGTAGTTGCCATGCGTAAGTTGAAACTAAAGACAGATGCAGATGGAAATAAAACTACCACTGTTAACGGTATCCGTGCAGCCTGTAAGATTATGAAAACACGTTATTCAAAGCCATTTGAATCAGTTCAAGTTGAGATTCCTTATGCAACAGGTATGAGTCCATACAGTGGTCTTACTGACCTGTGTGAGGCAAAAGGTATTTTGACAAAAGATGGCAACAGACTTAAATACGTTTCAACGGATGGTACAGAAATCAAAATGTATCGTAAGGAGTGGGAACGTAATGAAGAAGGATGCCTCGATCGAGTCATGACAGAATTCAATGATGTTCCTGCAGTGGCAGCAGTACCAATGAACGTTGATGAAGAAACTGGAGAAATCTTTGAGCATGAATGACAATCAAATCGCAGATGTATGGCTTTTATTTAAAGAATACATTGATAAAAAAATTTTAGATACTGTGGCTGATCGATATGTTGAATTGTTGGCCGACTATGGTGTAAACGATGCAACATTAGAAATGGCTACAGGACATGATGAAATTTTAGATAAGTCTATTGAATATTATCTTGACGAAACTTCTGATGAAGAAGAGGGATTCGAAGAAGATAATTGGGATGCAGATTCGGAATCGGATGAAGATTAATTTATGAGTTGGTATTCTAAGATTAGCAAAGATATTTCTTGTATTCCGGACGCGGTGGATTATTATGAAATAGAATTAACTGCGGCCAGAAATGAGTGTCGTATCACTGGTAACATTGAAAAGGCTGCCGCTTCAATGCCCGGTGTGGTAGAACAACGATATAGTCAATTACAAGAAATAGAAGCAATCTTAGAATATCTCAACATTGAGTGTCGCCGACTCAAGAGCCAACATTTTAGAAAATATCTTGAAAACTATCAACGTGCGTTGAGTTCTAGAGATTGTGATCGATATGTAGAAGGCGAAGCCGATGTTGTCGATTTTGAAAAAATTATCAATGAATTTGCTTTGTTGCGTAATAAATGGCTGGGTATTACCAAAGCACTTGATCAGAAACAATGGCAGTTGACTAACATTGTCAAACTCAGAGTTGCAGGAATGGAAGATGCTACACTGTAAATAGTACTATGAAAAAAATAGTATTAGTTACCGGCGGGTTTGATCCTGTCCACTCTGGGCATATTGCCTACTTCAAAGCCGCACGAACATTGGGCGATATGCTCATTGTTGGACTAAACAGTGATGAATGGCTCATACGTAAAAAAGGCGCGGCATTTATGCCCTGGAACGAACGCCTGTGCATCATTAATAATTTAAGCATGGTAGATGAAGTTTATACCTTTGATGATGAAGACGGTTCTGCTCGACATTTTATCCAACAGGTGCGATCTCATTATCCCGATGCCACTTTGATTTTTGCCAACGGTGGTGATCGAACTAAAGACAACATTCCCGAAATGGATGTTCAAGATGCCAACATTGAATTTGTATTCGGTGTGGGTGGTGAAGATAAAAAAAATTCTAGCAGTTGGATCTTACAAGAATGGAAAGCTCCCAAGACTGAACGGCCCTGGGGATACTATCGTGTGTTGCACACTGTGGGTGATACTGTTAAAGTTAAAGAACTAACAGTCGATCCTGGAAAAACTCTAAGTATGCAGCGGCACAAACATCGAGCCGAACTTTGGTTTGTTGCCGAAGGCCATGCAGGGTTAAATTGGGATATTGGTGGTGAGAAGATCAAACTACACAAACAAGAAACTATTAACATCGGCGAATGGCATCAACTGCATAATCCAACAGACAAGCCATTACGTGTAATTGAAATTCAATACGGTGAAAAATGTATTGAAGAGGATATCGAAAGAAAATGAGTAATTGGATCTTTGTAAGTAAGAATGGAGAAGATTCTTATGTCAACATGTTTGCCTCAGGTTGTCAAGACACTGTGGTAAGTGACGAACATTTTGACTATGACATTAGTAACGATCCCATAGTATTGAGAGGCATTCTCAAACACAAAGTAATGAAAAGATGTTGGAAAGACAATAGAACATTTTATTACATCGATACTGGGTATTTTGGTAATGAACGCACTGTGGCAAATCCACAGGGGTGGAAATATTGGCATAGAATTGTTAAAAATAATCTACAACATGGCGAGATTATATCTCGTCCAGACGATCGATTAAAACGATTCAACAAAGAATTTAAGCCGTGGAAGAAAGGCGGGCGTAAAATATTAATAGCCAAACCTGACATAAAACCTTGTAAATTTTATGATATAGATTTAGACAAATGGGTTGAAGATACAGTTGATACTATTAAAAAATACACAGACCGTCCGATTGAAATTAGAGAACGAGCACCTAAGAGACAAGATAGAACTTTGACAGATACATTGCAACAAGCACTTGACAACGATGTATTTGCCCTGGTAACATTTAACAGTGTGGCTGCAATTGAAAGTGTTTTTCATGGAATTCCAGCATTTACATTAGCACCAGCAAATGCTGCAAGCCCAGTAGCACTGCAAGACCTGAGTCAGATAGAAAACCCGTATTATGTCGATCAAGATAAACTACACGCATGGGCATGTCATTTGTCCTATGGACAGTTTCATGTTAATGAACTTCGAAACGGCTCAGCAAAACAAAAATTAAAAGATTGGTATGATTGAAAACATTTTAGAACAAAAACCTATAAAAGTATTTGTAGGTTATGATCATCGAGAAGACATTGCCTATAAAGTGTGCAAACACAGCATCGAATCAAGATCAGGCAGTGTAGAAGTCGTACCTCTTAATATTAAAAAATTAACAGCAGAGGGTCATTATTTTCGACCAGATGACGAAAAAGGATCAACTGAATTTACCTTTACTAGATTCTTAGTTCCGCATCTTACCGATTATACTGGGTGGGCAGTGTTCTGTGATTGTGATGTTATTTGGCAAGTGGGCATTGAAGATCTCATGAAACAAGCAGATCCCCAGTATGCAGTTATGGTAGTACAGCATGAATATGCACCCACTGAACAACTGAAAATGGACGGAAAAATACAATATCCGTATCCTAGAAAAAATTGGAGTTCCGTGATATTGTGGAATTGTGATCACCCCAGTAATAAGATGTTGACCAAAGACATAGTCAATGAGGAAACTGGTGCCTTCTTGCATAGATTTCAATGGTTACCAGATTCAGAAATTGGAGCATTGCCCACAGTGTACAACTGGTTGGTCAATTGGTATCACGAACCTGAAGATGGCAAACCTAAAATTATACACTACACCGAGGGCGGTCCCTGGTTTGATAATTATGTAAATTGTGCGTACGGTGCCAACTGGGAACGTGAAAAAGCAGCATATGAAAAAACACAATTAAAAATAAAAACACTGCCGCCTCCCCCTCCTCACAAATATGCCACCTTACCAGATGACATAAATCAAATAATTGATAAATTAATAGAGTACAGAGTTGATGCTAACAGTGAATATCACGCAACTGCTCGAGAAGACCTAATCAAAGGAATAGATAAATTGACCAATAATAATATATATGCCATTGATAGTGAATTTAGATATGCCACTAAAGGGGCAATTTTTGACCCGTGGTTATATGATTTTGTCGTAGGGTCCGGTGGACAAATTACCACATATGTCAAAGCAGAAAATAGCATGCGTCCAGTAGTAATTAGAGGAATTTCCAAACGCAAACAAATCTATGATTGCTGGGAAAAACAAAGAGATTTTTATTATCTGGATACTGGATATTTTGGCAACGGCAAGAAAAAAATCTATCACCGATGCACAAAAAATCATTTACAAAACATTTATCCTATTGAGAATAGGCCCAGAGATAGGCTAGCAGTCGCTGGGTTTACGCCAACAAAATTCAGACCCGGAAGAAATATTTTGATGTGTCCACCCAGTGCAAAAGTCATGGCATTTTTCAATTTAGATTTAGATCAATGGATGGAAGAAACCATAACTACGATCAGAGCCAATACTGATCGACCCATAGTCATAAGACTGAAAAAAAGCAGGACTGACCGTATCTATACAGATACATTGGCCGGTGCGTTACAACAAGATGTTCATTGCCTAGTTACTTTCAACAGTATTGCGGCCACAGAGGCGCTGTTGTTAGGTAAGCCGGCATTTACCACAGGACCCAATGCTGCACACTGGTTGTGCAAACAAGATCTCACAGAGATCGAAACTCCACTAATTCCTACTCTAGACGAAGTTGAAGAATGGGCCGCACATTTAAGTTATGCACAATTTACACAAGACGAATTTCGCAACGGATTTGCGTGGTCAATATTAAATGAAAATAACAATATATCTAGCAGCGATCCCCAAGAATAAAAGTGATGTAAAATTACAAGTGTTAAAAAGATTTGGTCAAGGCGTTGAACGCTGCGGAGATCAAGTACAATACATTTATGATTTTGGTCTAGGTAAATCTGACGTTGCAGTAATGCAAGGATTCGTTCACGATGATTTATCGACACCACATTTAAAATTACGAAGAAATATTCTTGACAACAATAAAAACACTGTGGTAATTGACAGTAATCTATTTCAGTTTGCCAATGCTGAACTGGCAAACTATTATCTAAGATATAGTTTAAATGGAATATTTCCCACTACTGGATTTTATTTTGACAACAAGATAGATCAACAACGATGGAATTCAATCAGCCAACGGTTGGGATTGCAGTTGAAAGATTACAGGTCAAACGGCAATCATATTCTGATCTGTTTACAGCGTGTCGGTGGTTGGAGTATGTGTAGTACAGATGTTCAACAGTGGCTTGATCACACAGTGGCACGAATTAGAAAATTTACCGATAGACCTATTGTAGTCAGAAAACATCCCGGTGATAAAAGGCAACAACACTTAAAATTTTCTAATTTGTACTCAGTTAGCACCAATACCTCACTGTTACAAGATTTAGAAAACTGTTGGGCAACAGTGACATTCAACAGCAGTCCGGGTGTGGCCAGTTTATTACACGGAGTTCCAGTATTTGTTACTGACCCTGTGCCTCAGCAAAGTCAGACATGGCCAGTGTGCAATACAGATCTGTCGATGATTACAACTCCAGTATTGCATGATAGAACAGATTGGATTAACAGAATTAGCCAGTGTCATTGGAATGATGACGAAGTGGCTAGTGGTCAAGCATGGATGTTTATCAGAGAACGGTTGAATTTGTTGACCAACCCATGATCCAATCATCACGTACTTGATCCAATTTAACCATACCCCAGGATTGCAATAACTCCACTGCCGCAAACTGTCCATATTGTTTACTGTACGCATCATGTGGTTTTTGTTCTATTACTATTACGGGTCTACAACGGCGAATGGTTTGTTCAGCGCCTTGCAAGATACGATACTCATATCCTTCACAGTCAACCTTAATGTAATTAACTTCATTAAAATTTAATTTGTCAAGACGAACAACTTGGACATCACCAGTCCCCATAGTGGCAGGATTGAGGTGACTATGTCCCGAATTGTCTTCAGTAATAATCATAGTACCAGTAGTGTCTTGATCCCCCAATGCTATAGGGCGCACTTCAAAATTATCACCTTTTATATTGGTCTCTAAACACTCTCTAAATATTGCTACAGGTTCAAACGCTATAACATGATTAAAACTTTTAACAAGATCGCGACTCCATAATCCTACATTGGCTCCAACGTCTAGTGCTACATTTTTAGTTTTGCATAATTCAATACTGCGGCGTCTTACCTCAACTTGATACTCTGCAGGCAGACCCTTGTCTACACTTTTCTTTAACATTTTTGGCAAGTGTGTTTCAAAATTTGGAAACTGCCATCCATAGTGTTCACGCATTATAAATCCCCTTAATTGTGTAATTGTTTTTCATTGCCAATATCCTTCTGTTCTTTTTATTTTTAAATCGGTAGTTAGACTTTTACCGTATTCTTTTCTTTTTCCCTTGAGATGATCAAGATACGCACCCCAAATGCTGTTGATCAACGGATGACCCTCTCCTGTTATGAGATGACTACTCCAGTCAACTTCTTTTAACTGAATCTGTGCTCTAACAACATCAAAAATAAAACTATCATGCCATTCTTGTTGTAAAAAAATTCCGTCTTCTGCATGATCATACATCCATTGAAACTTTTCTAAGAACAGTTGAGTTGCAGCCGATGTTAAATTCATAGAATATAATCCACATTCTGAAAATTTACCTTTACGTCCTAAAAAACACAAATCTGCATCTGGGTTACACATGCTATCTATCTGTTGATGGCTGATATTGCTGTGACAGATCATATCGGCATCCATCCACAACAACAGATCAGTATTGCACACTGTTGCACAGTGAAAAATTGAATAGACTTTGTGACTAAATCTCACAGCGTCCCATTTAAATGGTTTATGGCTGTCTTTTCGATTGGACAACCGTGGCACATTGCGAATGTCACCGTTGGCTTTGGGCTCGTTACGCCATTTGTTTTTAAAACACATCAATTTTTCAGATACTTGATGCAAATCAAACACTGTGAGATTTTCTGCTGACTGTGTTACTTGGCAGTTTTCTGCATAGACAAATAATTTAACAGTTTTCGGCCAATTGGCTAAAAATGTATCAATCATTTTTGAGCCATAGTCCTCATAGCCTTTTTTATGGAACGTGGTAACTACTGATATTGTTCGGGTCATAGTAAAAATATATTATATTGATATTTAATGCATTTATCAGTTGACAAAATATTTTTACATGTGTATAATCGTACTATGACGCATGCTATAGATCAAATCCTTAATGAATATTATCAAAAAAGAACGTTGCGAGATGTACATCGTCGAAATGATGAAATTCTAAGCAGTCTGTCCAAACAGATTGCACACAATGTATATCTCACACAGCGCCAGGCTGATCTTGCGTTGAAAATTTTCAAAGACAATCATCAACATTTTCCAAGCCTTCAAGGACTATTGGAAAATCCTGTGTGGAGTCATGAATTTAGAACCATTGAATATTTCAAATATCTACATTTGATCAAGTCACCAAGTCAAGACCGATATTTGTTGGAATTAGGCTTCAATCACAACAAGTCATTGTCTAAAAAATTAGATGAGTTAAAGAAACGAAGTTTAACAAACACGTTGATCAGAATCAAAAATAATGTTTGGCAAATAGTGTATTGTGAAAAAGATCTATACAATTTAGTCAATCTGGTGTCTGGTCATAATTTTGACATTTCACCTGAAATTTTGGAAGTTTACCAAGAAATTGACAATATCTTAAAAACTCCAAATCATGATCAAATCTATATTGATGTCAACGGATCTGAATATTTGAAAAATTCAGTAGTGAACGACATTGGCACTTTAGACAAAACCAATATTTTGTTAGAGGACCGAAAAATCAAGTTTCA